CCACCACCACCAGCAATAGTGCCTGAAGTATTATTAAATGTTACAGCAGAGGATACTTTTAGTGCTGTACCGCCAGATGCTCCGCTGCTACCAACACAACCATAACAACCACCACGACCACCATTTCCACCCATGCCAGCAATAGTTCCACTATTGGTTACTGTTACACCATTAGGATAGCTACCACTAATAGTCATGGCTGGAGTGCTAGTAGAATTTGAAGAAATATACACACCACTATTAATAACTACAGATAATTTGCTTGTACCATTCCATCCAGCAGATACAGCACCAGCCCTCATGCAGAAGTTAGTTTGATTGCTAGAAACTGTATAAGTATAAGTATTAGACTTTCCATAAAAGCTATTAAAACTTATTTGAGCACCACTACTTGTGCCTGATAAAGTTCTCAAACAGCTATTATTCATGCATAAAGCTGTACCAGCAGTTTTACTTACTTCTGCTCCAATTTGATTTCTAGCAGATGATCCACCAGTACAAGTACCATTAAGTCCTAATGCTCCAGAAGATTCAATAGTCATTATTTACTTCCTTTTAACTCTTTGATAGCGGCAAATGCTAATGCAATCATTTTATCGTAATCAACAGCCAATGAACCATCAGGTCTAATTCTTACTGCTCTTGGGAATACTGCTTGAACATCCTGTGCAATCACACCAAAATCTTGCTTTTGCACGAAATAGCCATCTTCACCACCATGAGCATTTAAGTAAGCATCAGTCCAATCAAACAGTTTTCCACCAATCGCATCGACAATTTCAAGAGCATTAGGAATATCCTCAATGTTTTCTTTGAATTGACGATCAGATGAATAGTAAGCTGTCACATTGTTGGTAGCTCTGATTTCACCAGTAGTTCCTGATGCGGCAGTACCTACACCCAAAGAACCAATTTGATAGCTTCCAGAAGTGCTTGCAAATCCTGAATAACCTGAATAACCAGAAGTACCAGTTGATCCTGTTGATCCAGTTGCACCACTGTATCCTGATATGCCTGATCCTGAATATCCAGAATATCCACTTGTACCTACTGCACCTGCATCAGTAATAGTCCAAGTTGTAAATGTTCCAGAACCTGCACTGTAATCAGCAGTAATTTTAAAAGTAGTGCCAGAATAAGTGTTTATGACACCTTCCATATAGTTGTTTGGTGTAGCAGTATCAAAAACTCTTACCCTTTGACCTACTGTAAATGCACTAGCAGTATTAGCAGTGTTGACAGTAAATGTAAATGATCCTGTGCCAATAGTATTAGAAGTTGTAGAAGTTAATGCTGTATAACCTAATCCACTAAATCCAGAATAGCCAGAAATTCCAGAACCACTATAACCTGAGATTCCTGAATATCCTGATGTGCCTGTCGCACCATTAATACCAGAATATCCACTATAACCAGAAGTTCCAGAGTAACCACTAATTCCTGAGTAACCAGAAATTCCTGAATAACCACTTATTCCAGAAAAACCAGAGTATCCACTGATTCCAGAACCACTGTAACCAGAAACTCCAGATCCAGAATAACCACTGATTCCAGAGAAACCACTGATACCTGAAAAACCTGAATAACCAGAAACACCAGATCCACTATAACCACTGATGCCAGAGAAACCACTGTAGCCTGAAATACCACTAAATCCACTGTAGCCAGATATTCCTGAATATCCTGAAATTCCTGAGAATCCAGAATAACCACTAATACCACTACCTGAGTATCCAGAAATTCCTGATCCTGAATAACCAGAAATTCCACTAAAACCACTAATACCTGAGAAACCAGAATAACCACTTACACCAGAGCCACTATAGCCACTGATTCCTGAAAAACCACTGTAGCCAGATATTCCACTGAAACCTGAATAACCAGAAACTCCTGAACCACTGTATCCAGAAATACCAGAAAAACCTGAGTAACCTGAGATTCCTGAGAAACCACTATAGCCGCTAATACCACTGTATCCAGATTGGGTGTACATAACTTGTGTAGCACTTACAATCACACCGGGGGTTACTGGAACTGTTGGGCTAGATTGTGCGGCAGTAGTAACAATAGAAATAGTAGTGGCTGATACTGCCCACATTAATTGAACATAATCACCAGCATTAAGTTTTAATGTATAAGGTGTTACAGCAATTAAATAGCCATTTACTCCACCTTGTGCTTTTGGAACATTAAATATGGAATTGCTATCTGCTATATCAATACCATTTTTTCTAAACCAAACATCGACATTATCATTACCAGAACCAGTATCAGTATTGGTAAATTGAACAGAATATTGAATGTCATAAACACCAGCATTGGCAAAAGTAATTTGATTACCTGAAACAATGCTGACACCTGTGCTATTAGGATCAGTATTACCAATAGCTATTGTGTATGACGATGTTGTACTAGAAGCTGTTTGATTGGTAAGGTCATAAAATGAACCCCAATTACCTTGTGTTCCACCAGCACCTACAGCACCAGAGTAGCCACTGATTCCTGAATAACCACTGATTCCAGAATAACCACTAATTCCTGATGTACCACTATACCCACTAATTCCTGAGAATCCAGAATAGCCAGAAATTCCAGAGAAACCAGAATAACCTGATACACCACTTCCTGAATAACCTGAAATTCCACTGTAACCACTAATGCCAGAATAGCCAGAAATTCCAGAACCACTATAACCTGAGATTCCTGAATATCCTGAATAACCACTAAAGCCTGAAATACCAGATTGTCCAGCAATATTAAATGTCCAAGATGCAAAAGTGCCAGAGCCACTAGTTGTATCCACATTGACTGTTAATGTTGTTGTGGAATAGGCAGTAATCTGACCTTCCATAAAGTTCGTAGTGTTATTGATACGAACTCTCATGCCAACTACATAAGCATTTGTGCCTTGTGTTTGATTTACAGTAAAGGCTTTAGATCCAGTGCCAATAGTAAAAGAGGTAGTAGAAGTTAAATTGGCATAACCTAAACCACTATAGCCACTTATGCCACTAAATCCTGAGTAACCACTGATGCCACTGTATCCACTGATACCACTAAATCCACTGTAGCCTGAAATGCCACTAGCACCTGAGAATCCACTATATCCTGATAAACCATTCAAACCTGAATAGCCTGATGTTCCACTAAATCCTGAAATACCAGAGCCACTATAGCCAGATATGCCAGAGAATCCAGAAGTGCCACTATAGCCAGATATGCCAGAGAATCCAGAAGTGCCAGAGTAGCCACTAATTCCTGAGTAGCCACTGTAGCCTGATGTTCCAATACCAGAATAACCAGAATATCCTGAAATACCCGAACCTGAATATCCACTGTATCCACTAAAGCCTGATGCTCCTACGATGTTTCCAGCATCAAACCAACTTGTTCCATTCCAGACATATAAATGTCCATTTGATTGAACAATATAAGCATCATTAGGCTGATTACCTGTAGCTGGTAAATTTCCAACAGTTGCTACAGTTCCTTTGATATTTAAACCTTGCCCCGGTGCTCCACTGTATCCAGAGATACCACTAAATCCACTAAATCCAGAAACACCACTGCCTGAATAACCAGATATTCCTGAATAGCCTGAAATACCACTGCCAGAATAACCACTAAATCCTGATGTGCCACTATAGCCACTAAAACCTGAAATACCACTGTATCCACTGATTCCAGAGAAGCCAGATAAACCACTAAATCCAGAAGTTCCAGAAGCACCATTTAAACCTGAATATCCAGAAGTTCCTGTTGCTCCTGAATAACCAGAAAAGCCAGAAATTCCTGAACCAGAGTATCCAGAGATACCTGACCCACTATATCCTGAAAATCCACTGATTCCAGAATAACCACTAATTCCACTGTATCCAGAAATGCCTGAATAGCCTGATGCACCACTAATTCCAGAATATCCTGAAAAACCAGAAAATCCACTGTAACCACTTATACCTGAACCAGAATATCCAGATTGTCCTGAAAAACCACTAAATCCTGATTGACCAGAATATCCTGATAACCCTACTCCAGACTGTCCAGAGTAACCACTATATCCACTATAGCCAGATTGACCACTCCATCCTGATACTTGACTAAAGGCTTCCATAGTGCCAGCAGTCAATAGATTGACTACAAAATCACCAATATCCCAAGCTCTAGCATAAGTGCCTTCTTGTGCTCTTTCTACTGTCCATACATCACCAGTGACATTAGTGACATAGCAAATTTCATTAATAAGATTATTGGAAGCACTTACTAAAGTAGCAGTAAATATTTGATCTGTTGTTGGACTTGGAAAATTAACAGAAGTTCCACTTGCAACAGTAATTGTTGTATCTGTAGGGGCTACCGGTAATGCTAGGGCTGTTTGTGCCTGATTGGAAAATAGAAAAAAAGTCATGGTAAACCCTAACTAAACACAATTAAAGAATAGAATATGTGTCACCAGCCACACCTGTAAATTTTACAGTTGTAGCAGGATATGTCAAAGCATAAACAATTTGACCAGTTTCACTTAATGTTGGAGTTACTGCTGTATAAAAAGTAGAGCCACTATCAAAAGATAATTGAATTGCTCTACTGCCATTAGCAGAATTAAGCACCAAAGTAGCTGGATAATAAAGTACTGGCAAAGTAACAGTTGCAGTAGTGCCAGTTAAAGTGCCTGTGATTGGGCTTCCATAGTTATACATAATATTTCCTTAGTATTTAATACAGCAAAGTAGTGGGATATTTACTGGTCTAGATTCAGTGCCACCAGCATTAGCAAGAGTTGTTGAAGTTGATACAGCTATACCAGTTGTTGCTATAGCAGTTTGAGTATCATTTGCATTTCTGTAATCAAGTCCACCAGTACCAACCCAGTTAATATTTGCATTTACTAAACCAACAGCATTAGATAAGTGAGAGTGACCGGGATCTGTAACACTAGAAATAGAAGTAGCAGTATGAGTATGTGTTTGATTTTGATTTTGCTGAACAGTTCCGATTGCTCTAGATGGATCAATACCATTTCCATTGTCTAAGTTACGAATAAAGTAGCCACCTAACTGTGGAAGCCTAAAGGTTGTAGAGCCATCACCTGTACTAAAACTGCCATATTGACCACCATTCCAAGTGGTATCAGAAACAATATTGCCACTTGCTTGTGCAAAAGTCCAAAGTGAAGCATAGGTGCTTCTTGAAATTAATTGACCTTCAGCTATTAAATACCCACTTGGAGCAGAGGTGGCTGGAAACCACATAATAGATCCAGTAGGCACTGTAGTTACTAAAATACCTGTGGCTGGATTGCTCATAATATAAGCACTGTAAGTTGCACTCCAATTTAATTGAATTGGATAACCAGCACCGGGAATATCACCACTTGCCAAAGCCACATTATCCCCTTTAACAATAGGATAAGAACCCAAAGTGGTTGATCCTAAAGTTAAATTTAAACTTGCTGGTGCTGTGTTTGCACTTACAGAAATAACAGTTAAATACATTCCATCAGGAATGGTAGTTAAATTGGAAGGCACAGTAGCAGTCAAAGCATTGGCTGTTCCTGTAGCTACAGCATATTGATAATATTGACTTTGTAATTGTTCTGATTGAATTAAATCAGCCATTACTCCGGCAGTATCATAATTTCCTACAATGTCACTAGCCAAAAATGGTGTTCCAGAAGTTCCTTCTTGACCACGAATAACAGTTAAAACATCGCCTGATCTTGCTGTGCAAAGACAAATTTCATAGACTGTTGATGAAGAAGCACTAACTAAAGTGATCTTAAATGCTTGTCCTGTGCTTGGATTTGGGAATAAAACTCCTGTGCCTGATGCAACAGTAATGGAAGTTTGAGTAGCAGTAATGCCAGTAGCTAATGTAGTTTTGGCATTATTTGAAAATAATTGAACTGTCATAATAATCCTTTATGGTGTTCCATAAGCTGTGACATTAGCTAAAGATGTAAAATCACCTGAAGAATCTAATGATGCTATTAATGTTGTTCCATAATAAAAACATAATTTTCCACTGTTTTGTTTTACTGAAAAATTAGCTGTAACTAAATTAGTAGCATTTGTCGCATTTGTCGCATTAGTGGCATTAGTAGCAGTTGCCGCATTACCTGTAGTATTTTGATTCCAAGTGGGAACTGTACCAGCAAGATTGGCATAAGTATAACCAGAACAATTTGTTAAATTTCCTGATGCTGGAGTTCCCAATGCTGGTGTTACCATTGTTGGAGAATTTAATGTAGAGGTATTTAATGTTGCTCCACCTAATGTCAATCCATCAATTTCTGTATAAGTTCCACCCAAAATTACTGGGGTAGAACCAATAGTAATTGGAGTGGCAAAATTGGTATCCAATTCTGCTAAAGGAAGTGGTGTAGAAGCACTAGCAAAGGTATAGGGAACTGTCATAAATATCCTTAAATATCTGTGTACCAAGTAATAGGCATACTAGAATTATTTTTCCATCCAATCGCTGTACTAGAGTTATTTAACCAAGGAATAGTGCCACTTGAAATATCCACTACATAGGTATATTGGAATGGTAATTGCAAAACACCTGACTGTAAACAAGATTGAAAAATTGGTGAAATAACCAAATTTGGCACAGTAATTGTGATGGTGTTTCCACTATAGGTAACACTAACATTAAAAGTATTATCAATAGGAATTGGAGCACCATTAGTACCATACAAAAACTGAACAATTCTTCTTTTTAGCCAAGAATTGGTAAATTGAAATCCATCCCCTTTATAAAAATTCCATGTCAAAATTCTTTTAAAAATATCATCTGTAACTACATAAATATTAGAAGGTGCTATTTCAAAATCTTGACTGTAGGCTGAACTGTTATAAGGCAATGTGTCATACACACCTATTGGCGAAAACTTAGTAGGAGTTCCAATAGAAGGTCTTTTTTGCCCATAAATAGCATAAGCTGTCCAATCCAATAAAGGAGCAGATTGAACTGTATAAATGGGCAGATTTAAGTTATTGGTTGCATCTAACCTAGACTGTGATTCATTGTTATATGCAGTAAAAAATGCTTGTAAATCATCAACATACTGATCTTGTGTATATTGTTGATAAAGATAAGCAGGTAAAACTTGGGTCTGCATATTAACCTTGAGTTACTGTTATCAATGAAGCATTAGTAAGGAAATAGCTTTCTGGATCACCATAAATTAACAGTTCACCAGAAATAGGATAAGCATTTACTCCATTAATTTGCACTGCATAATTAATCTTAGAAATTTGATTAATAGGCAAAATTCCAGAAATAGAGCTTTGGAATACCTCTTGCAATTCATAAGTATTAATTGGCTGACCTACCACAATGCTATTAATGTAATTCACAATGGCTGGAGTAGCTAATTGAGCCACAGCAGAAGGTGAAATCAAATTAGTTGAAATAGTATTCCAAGTAATCGTGACATTTACAGATTGTGCAGGTGGGTTTACAAAAATAATGTTGTAAGTATCTGGGTAATCATTGACTGAAACAGTGATATTTCTTAAATTTGGAGTAACTACTCCACCACTTACATAAGTTAAAGCAGTAGCATTTAAAGGCACACTAAAGGTATTTTCAGTTAAAACTGTTGCAGTAAAAGAACCATTAAATCCAGAAGGGCTTACTCCTGCAATGACCACTGCCTGCCCACTTGAATAACCATGATTTAGGGATGTAGTCACTACAGCAGGATTGGTAGAAGAAATGCTGGTAACTGTTAAAGTAGAACCCACCAAAGCTGAAAAATCAGGCATACCTTGATAAATAGCATTAGCTACTTGATAAGGATCACCACCACCTACAATGATTTCCCATTGATTAACATTGGGGTTTCTAACAGAAACTAATCTAGGTTCAACCCCAGAAACTTGCTCTAATAGTGTTTTTAATAAAGTAGGCACACCTTGACAAGTCACATATCCAGCTTGAACTACTTGAGCTTGATAATCTTGAATAGACTGTGCAGAAAGTCCGGGCAATCCTGCTGTTAAATTCGTACAAGTAAGGGTATACCCTGTAGGAACAGAAGTAATAATTTGAGTAACTGTTCCAACTGGAATAGCCCAAGAGCCTGCTGTCGTTGCTAAACAATACAAAGCTGGACTTGTGCCACCTGTACCAATAATGCCACCATCTTGAATGGTATATTGATAAGTGCCATCTGATACTGTAAATCCTTGAGGAATAACAAATCCTGCCAATCCTGTAAAGGTAACATAAACAGAAGTATTTGATCCAACACCTTGCTGTACACCATACACTTGCCCCAGTTGATACAAAATGGATGGGTTTGCTGTAGCAGGGCTAATAGAATTAACTAAATCTACAAAAGCCTGATCTTGAACTACCACAGCACCTGCGGCAGTACTAGCCATATCTTCAACAAGAGATCCGGGCAGGTTTGCAGTAAGTCCGGGGGCTAAAGCTGTTGCCGCTGCAATTTCAGCATTTAACAAGTCTGTTGGTTGTGCTGGTATTGCTCCAGCAGTAGTTATTTGAGCCATTAGCTTGCCACCACAGTAGAAATAGTTGTTCCATTAAGGAATACAGCATTGATATTATATGTTGGATTTAAAGTGTTTTGTTGCTTTATAACAGTCAAGCTTGCAAAATATGGAGCATATTGTGATTGTGTTCTATTGATAGCAAAGTCTGGTGGAATTTGTGTCAAAACAGAGTTTTCAGCAGGTATTCCATAATTAGCATAAAAAGGGCTTTCCCCTTGATTTAACCTTAAAGTTTGAGCCAAAGTAGCTAACCAAATATAGCTAGTTTCTGTTACTTCTACCCAATTCCCAGTTTTGGGATCTACTCCATAAGTTCTCATATTGGTGCTCCTGTATTACCACTGCCAGTTTGTACTCCACTATGTTCATGAGTACTTCCCACATTTTTGCCATTATTGGTAAGTCCACCTGTATTTGTAAAATTACCTGTTTGAACAATATCGCCAGTAATTTGCATAGTGCCACCAGTTCCACCAGTAATACTAAATCCACTATCACCAGAAATATGCCCATGAACAGTTAAATTTCCATACATGGTTATTCCATTATCATCAATAATGACTTTTGTGCTTCCCCTAACAACTGTTACTCCTGAAGGAACTAATGTAACAGTTGTAGCATTATTAGTATCTCTAAGAACTACTCCATTAGGAGCATTAATATTAACTGCATTTGGATCTACTTCTGACCAGTTTAA